GGAAGTATAATAGCACCTGTAATCATAGTAAATGCTCTTGCTGGTCTTTGTTTAAAAGCATCATAAATTTTTGCATAACCTTGTAGTCTTGCATTATAAAATGCAGCTATTTGATTTAATCCTTTCATTTTTAAACCCATTTTGGAATAATCAATAGTTATATCTCTTGATTCAAATCCACCTCTTTCAATAGCTTCTTTTTCTGTTAATCCTGCTTTTTTAGATTTTTTATAAGCTCTTGCAAATTCAGATATTCTTGTCATATTTTCTGAAAACTCTGATACTATTCTTAAATATTCTAATGGTGTTTTAAGTAAATTTCTAACAGGTCCTTTATTTAAAATTTCAAAAGCTGGTTTATCAAATATATTTCTATCAAGAGAAATTAAAGTAGATTGCATACCACCTGATCTAACCCACTTCTGATATATCTGTTGTGATTTTTTTGATAATCCTGATTTACCCATAACCAAAGTTATAGCTCCTTCTAATGAACTCCATAAAGGTACAAATCCATATTTACTGAATACAGAAGCAGAAACTGTATCTCTTAATATATTAGCAAACACAAAGTCAGGTGATGCAGTAGCACCTGCTCTTAACCATCTTGCAGGAGCATTTAATCTAAACATTTTAATATAATCACCCATAGCTCTTGGGTCAAAATCTTTTAAAGCGTTAGCTAATTCTTTTCCAACTTCATAAACTTCAAACTTACCATTTCTCATTACACCCACAGAAGTTTCATCAGGTTGCAAAAATTCTTTTCTAAATACTTTAAAATTTTCTATTGCTTTATCAGATATAAAATTTTTAGATGTTGTGTCTAATACAGATTCTAATTCTTTTCTTTCTATCTTTATTTCTTTGGTAGTTGTTTTCTTTTTAATATCTGGAAATATTTTTTCGTTTGCTTTAACAAAATCAAAAAATTCTATAAGAGCTGCATTTCTTTCAGCAAGTTTTATAATGTGAAATGTATTATTATATACAGTTTCTATTGGGTCAATAACATCTCTCTCTGATCCTTTAATCCTCTTAAAAGGATTAGATACATTTTTAGTATAACCTTTTTCACCCTCTATTGCTTCAAGAACTCTTGAGAAAGGAACATAATTTTTATTAGCTTCTGTTATTGCTTCAAATGCTTCTTTAGTTATTAAACCTCTATCTCTTGCATATTCTAATATTCTTAGATTATAAGCGTCTAATTCATTAGATATTTTATCATATTTCTTAATTAAATTTTTATTAGCTACAACCTCTCTTGCAGCTTTTATATCAAATCCATGATCAATTCCTCTTTCATTTAATTCAACAATTCTTTTAGAAACTTTATAAGTATTAAATTCTAAATATGATTTTTTATCTTTACCTATAGGTTTTAGTACCTTTTTAAAAGATTTGCCATTTACTTTTAAATTTTTATCTAAAGTTCCTATTTCAATAAAGTGTCCAGCTCTGTGTTGCATACCAACAAGAGTTCTAAATCTTTCGTAGATACTTAATTGTTTAGTTCTATTTTTTGTTTTATCTACTTGTCTAACCATACGAAGTATTGGATGATGTCTATCTAATAATTCTTGAGTTAATTTATTTTTAGTTCCTTTAACAGTTACTTCTTCTTTTTCAAAACGAAGTTTATTTAAAATTTTATTTTCAGCTTCTGTTTCTAGTTTAATATCTTTTTTAAAACTGTCCTCTTTAAATACAGGTTCTGATTTTGGTTTTTCATAAGCTCTTGGTATTAGTATATTTTTACTTGATAAATCTTCAACAACTGTTTTGTCAGCAACATAATCTGTTAATACATCTATTGCATTGTTATTGGTTTTTTTAATTGTATTGATAACTTTAGCTCCACCAGATTCAGCTAAACCAAACGTAGCAAATAATAATGTAGAATCTATTAATTGATCTTTACTAGGTAGTTCTTGTTCTATGATTGCACCTGATCCTTCAAATCCACCTACCCTTAATAAAAGTTTAGATAAAAAGTTTTTTCCAAAACTTCCTAGTTTAAAAGCACTACCTAATTGTATTGCTTCTTTTGCACCTGCTTTAACACCTTCTTTGGTATATATATCCCAAAATTCTGACCAACTGTGTACCTTTTCTTCTTGTAACATATTCAAATATGTTTCTCTAATTGAACCTGCAAAAAAACCAGTACCTGCCGCAGTACCTGTTTTACCTGCACGACCAAAAGTTAAAAGGTTTGTAAGTAAAGCACCTGTTAAATACACAGGCAAATCTTTTGTAATAACTGCAAGATTTTGTATGTTTCTTTCTATGATACCTGTATCTTCAAAAGGTTCTGCAACATATCCTTCAGGTAAACCTGTACCATCATTACCTGGTAACTGATGATAGTTTTGAATTAAATCTATAATACCCATGTTGAAACCTCTGTCCCAATATTTTTCTACTTCAAAAACTTCACCAACTAATTTTTCTTTTAAAGAAGTATTGTCAGGTTCATTCTTTTCTACTTCAAGTAATTTTTCATAAGTTGATTTAGTTTCTTCTTTACCTAAATTAATTATGTTATCCCATATCTTTTTTATTGGTCCTTTATCTATTGGTTCATATCCAAACTCTGCTAAAATTTCATTACTTTCAAATCCAGCATTTTCTAATGTTAATATTTTATCTTGTTTCCAAGCACTAATTTCTTCTGATGAAAACCCACCTTTTTTTAACGCTTCTAGTTGCGTAGTAAGAGTTGTCATTTTGATAATCCTATTCTTTTTAAATACTCTTCTGTAGTTTCACCAGGTAATCTTTTAGCATCTGTTTCTAAATTAAATGTTTTATTTTTTTTAATTTGGTCTATCATTTCTTTAAAAATTTTATTTGCATTAGGCATAAAATTTAAAACATCTTTTCCAATAAATTCTTTTTTTGTAGGATCAGTTAAAGTTTTTGCAGGTATTCCATTTTTAATACCATTAATATATCTTGAATACATTACATATTTAAAATTATTTAATCTATCATCTAAACCAGAATCAATACCTACTAATACAGGAGAACCTTGAACTGGCATTTTATAGTAATCTATAAACTCAAAAAATGTTTTCATTTCAGAGTATGTTTCTGGATTTTTATTTTGTGAATCAATCATTGAACTTAAAAATTTAAGGTCTTGCAAGTTTACACCATCTTCATATCTTTCTATAATAGATTTTCCTTCACCAGTTTCTCCTGGTAATAAAAATTTATCTGTTACTTGATTGATTTCATCATTAACAATTAAATTAATTATTTGAGAATTAGAGTCAAAACTTGAAACAGATTTACCTTTAGTATTAACAATTTTTTCATTTAAAGATTTAAATTGTTCAATAATAACAGGAGTATTTCCAAATAATTGTTCTATCTGTTGATCGAATATACCTTTTTTTTTATCCATTTCTTCTATTATTTCTTTTGATTGTAAAGCTGTTTCTGCTGATATAATTTGATTTTGAGCTAAAATACTAAACTGCATATCAGTTCTTTTAGCTCTTGCTTTTTTATTAAAAAAACTTTTAAATTCAGTTTGTTCTGTTGCGGACAAACTATTATATAAATTTACTAATTCTTCATTACCACCAAATGTTCCTTTCGCTATTTCATCATAAGCTCTGCTTAACAAAGCAGGTGCAGCATCTGGAGGTAAATCTAATGCACCTGTTAATACTTGAAACTTACTTTGTAATATATTTTTATCTGCTGTAGCGGATAAAGTTATTTTTTGTTCAGCAGATAATAAATCAAATTTACCAGCTTCAAGTGCTTCTTTAAAAGCAAAAGGTTGTGCAGTAGCCATACTTTCTGCTAAAGTTGTTATACCAAATTGATTGTATGCTTTAATTAAAATTTTCTTTTGACCTTCATCATAATTTGTATTTGAATTAATTTTATCAATTACTTTTGAAGTATATATATCTATATATGCTGGTCCTACATCTTTTAACACCAATGCTTCTTTAGAAATATAATCTTCATCTATGTCTTTTGATAATGTTATTTGTTCTGTTCTTGAACCTTCAAGAGCTTTAGTTTTTAAAATACCTGCTGTAGAATAAAATTTTTTTTCAATAGCTTTTATGGTGAAGTTATCAATTTTATCAAATTTATTATTTTTAAAATAATTATATAAACTATTTACTTGTGTGTCATGAAATATAGCAGCATCAGATGGATTACCATTTTTTTTAGTTTCACTTTGAATTGTAAACAAACCTTTTTGAATTACATTTCCATTATCATCTTTTTGATCTATGTACATTTCAGATAATAATTGATATGCTTTATTGTCTGCCTCTAATTTTTTTTCCTCTACATATTCATTAACTAAAAAATCACTTACTGATTTTGTTGCTCTAAAAATGTTTTCACGAACATTAATATTAGGTATAGTACCTGTGCTTCCAGTTTCTGCTGTTATTCTTCCTTTTATATCGTATGTTGGTATCTTTGGCATACTATCCTGTCATTGTTAATAAACTTGTTCCTGCTTGACTAGCAATTTGAATTTGTTCCATAGTAGCTCTTTGTCTTGCAAGAGTTCCTTCTATCCTTGCAAATGACGCTTCTTCAAAAGCTCTAGCTTGTCCTATCTCTGTATTATATCTCATTATATCTCTTTCTATTTCTGCGTTATATAAATTTGATAATTTAATTAATTTTGCTGTACCAGAAAATTCTGCTCCAT